CAAACTGCAATTTTGCCATTTCTCAATGAGCATTGCACATCTGCTTGTAAGTTTTGGAATTGACCTAAATCTAATTCGCTATCGTCTACACAAGCAATTTCAATGAATGCCGGAACCTTAGTGATATTGACTCCATAGTGACCGTCAACACCTAGCTGAGATTCAGCAGATTCGACTCCTATTGAGTATGTAATATCTCCAAAGATATTTATAGGCGAGCCATCAATTAAGACGCTCGCTGTTCCATTAATTATTTTTCCCATGATTTACCTTAATTTAAAATGAATGAAAGTTTGCTTGCAAAGATTCTCATTTGATTTACGAAATCTGTAGGTAATACAAAATCTAATCGATTAACATCAGATCCGTTACGCTCGACAATTAAATCCTTTTTAAATTGCGCGACATTTTCAACTATCCCAGCTTGTTCTAATTCAACAAACCATGCAACCGCTTCAGCCTTTGCAATTTTAGGGGTAACAATATTTTGTCCTGCACTGAATACCGCTGTATCATTTGCAAGCTTATGCTGTGGAAACTTAGTCAACATCCACTGATTAAAAGTAATCCTCAAATAACTTGCAGTCAATGCAGTCTGTGAATCTAACCAACTTGCATCAGCTTGATTAAATGAGTTCTTTTGATAGTTTGTGCATCCTCTATTGATTTGAACCGCTCCTGAAGGACTTGTTCTATGTGTTGCAATGCCATCATACATAAGAGTGTTGCGCTCCGAAAAACTTCTTTCATCTTCGCTGTGTTCAGCAAGTATTCCAATAAGTTCCAATCCCTGCCAAGGCAATGCAACATCTTGAGTAGCTATTGTTGCCGCTTGTCCTGCATAAGCCGCGCCCCATGCGTGAGCGGGTGAATATTGATTTAAGCCTGCGTCAATTGTTGTATTGTATTGACTGTTGCGAGCGTTGCCCCATGTGCCTACAGTTGAAACAGAACCGCCATATGCGTTGAATGAATGCCCTTCTAGTTGATTCATTGCGTTATGACGATTGCTCATTTCAGCATCCCACAAATCCATGTTTGCGTCATCAGTATAAGGCTGAATTATAAAGTCATATCTTTCATCTGGAATGGCCGCAATAGCATTTGTAATATCAGGATTACCGGATCCGGATTGTGTTTTGGCAACTGATAAAGTTACATTGCTTGGAAACTTTTCTGTTCCACCATAGTTTTCAGCGCGATAGTTAAATAAAACACTTAAAGAGTCAGTCCAAAGACCGCCATTTTTAGCAGTAAGATTAACTAGACTAACACTTGCAACATTAGCAGAATAAATCAAATCTGTGTCCGCGTTTATTGTTGCCGCTAAATTAGTTGCAATTGTTCCCTTACTATCTCCGGCACTAACTGAAGTTAATTTTCTACGACCGCCAATATAAGAATAGATTGTTCCGGCTCCTGCTGTTCCTGAACTTGCAACTGTTATTTGTTGAATTTGTTCAGTTCCAGAATTAGGGACTGCAATAACATGAGTTTCAATGTTCTTGTTATTTTTTTGCCAGTAGTCATACATATCAGCAAGCATAGATCCTACACCTCCTAATGTTTTTGCCTGATCTCCACTTGTGCATAATGCAATAGTGTTATCGGATAAAGTTCCCGCGCTAGTCTTTTGACCAATGATAAGAGCTTTACGCTGTATTTGTTGTAACCCTCTAAGCGCTCTAGTAGAGTCAAACTCCATGAAAGCACCGGGATTTCTATTAGTCGAATCGACTTGATTGAATGAGATTGCCATTATTTAGCCTTCTTTTTTATTGTTTTTAGCGGCACTAGATCACCGTATTTTAAAAGTTTAACTACTTCTTTAGTTTTGTTTACTTCTTCGCCATCAACTTTATAATGTTGATATTGCTCTGCTTGTGTTTTCCTTACAAGTAGACCGCTTTTAGGTTTTACAAAAATTCTTTGCATAATTTAATAAAGTCATTATTTTGTTGCTTTTCAAGTAAAGGATGATTATTTGACAACAAGTTTTCAAAATTAACTAAAATCAATGTTTAGTGTTTGTGCGGGTTGACTATCATTTTCAAAAAATGTCGGTTTTAAAGTTCCGTTCATTGTTATCAAATCGTTTAAAGTCTCAGGGTTATGGCTACCAATACCTTGATTAAGATTTGATAGATTGAAATTAATATCAAAAGTAAATTTGTGTATATACCTTTCTGAATCGACTGCAAACGGTTCATCCCCTGTAAATCTAAACTCATTATATTGGAATCCTTGATCTGAAGAATCATATACGTCAATATTGTAATAAAGTATAATTAATAATAAACTTTTTCTAATATTGTGGACCTGATCTTGAGCATTTAAGCCGGTTATGTCATTTGTATTCTTATTATCAAGCATTAAGAATATATCAATTGTCTCTGTTACATCTTGTAATAATGTGCTTGTGTTTCTGTCCCCTATATTGGTTGCGCTTGAGCCTTTATAAGTTACAAACAAAGCAGGGAATGCGCTTCTATGCTCGCTAATGGCTTGTTCAAATTCAGCAACTCCATAGATACGGTTTGCCCATGTTCCACTAGGTAATTTACTTCTTAGTCTAGTAACTATTTCCGATATTCTCATTATGGCTTTGCTCCTTCTTTGACTGCTTTTCTAACTAAAACTTTTATCTTTGGTTCTACCTGATCGAATGAAGGTTCCAACCAAGGACGGCCACCATTTGAAGCGTCTTTGTTTTCTAAGTATTCACCATACTTAATATCTGTTCCAACTTGTGCGACTCCACGCATTTTTTTAACAGTTGTTATACTTCTTGCCAATATACCAGTATCAGATTTAGGAAATTCACCTATTGCAGATCGTTGTCCTATTATTCCAGATTTGCCGCGCTTATATTTTTTACCAGACCTTTGACCAGTTTGTATATTCTTTTGCGCTTTAATTTTAACAAGAAATGCAGATTGTAAAACTGCTTTATCAACATTTGTTTTAATATTTTTTTCGGCTTGTATTAAATATGCTTTAACACTTCCAGAAATATCTAATTTAGCTGACATAGCTTGACTCTTGCCCCATTTCTTCAAGCTGAAATATAATAAATCTGTTACGCTCGTCAAATATTTGACTTGTAGAAATTTTAAACATACGGCCACAATAAACAACATGATCTACTTTGCCGGTATTACTTAAACTTGCATCAAATCTTATGGTTAGTGTATGGCTAGTTGTATCAAGTAGATTTCTAACTGTATAATATGATCGACCTGATACACTTACTAACTCTCCCCATACATCCTTGACTTGTTTGTATGTAGTTGTATTGCTAAATACATTTGACGGTGAATCAGATTCTTTCTTGAGCGATACCCGCGAACGCATACGGCCTATTAAAGAATTACTCATACTGAATAGATAGTATGGCCTGCCATGTTTACAATTGCTGAAGCATCAATCATGCTTGATATGGTCCCATTTATTACAGATTCTCTATTTTCATAAAAAGTTGCCACCATTTGCATAATTGCAAGTTTTATAGCATCAGGAACAATATTACCACCAACAGTATAATTGATTACCATTGAATCTAGTGATCTTAAATCATATGTGCCTAAATCAAATAAAATACGATTGGTATATAAATCATATTCAGATACTGGAACAACAGTTGATACATTGTCTTTGTCATATACAGTTATTGAACTAACCAATTGCACATCGTATTCTTCAAGCTTTACGCATTTTGTAATATCTACTGCATCTAAAGTCATTTCCCACACTTGAGAACCAAACTTTCTATGAGTATAATTTTCTGCATATTCGCGAGCTTGCGTAATTAAACTTGAGATTAAAAAGTCATCTTCATTGCAATCAATACGAGCAAATGACTTAACATCAATTAATGTTACCGGTTCGCTTGTTGGAGATGTTATTAATGTTTTTCTCATAGCTATAAAAAAGGGGTGAGGTAACCACAACCCCACCCCATATCAGAAACCTAGTATACCAAACTAGAATTTTATGCGTTACGCTCGTTGGCTAGGGATGCCCTTAGTCTACCGAGGTTTATGACTGCACTAACTAATGAACCAGAAGTTGTTGACGCTGAAACAATTTTAGCTCTTACATATCTAAGGCTTTTAACGATTTCATATTCAAGAACATCACCAGTTGAAGGAGTTACCGCTGAATTGTAAAGATCACCAGTGACCCTACCAGTTGCAGTAATTTCAACTTCTCCGCTCATTCCAGAATCGTCAGATTCAAAGAATTTTACTTGATATGTTCCGTCTGTATATGCACCAAATGCAACAGCAACAGAATTTGCTTCAGAATCTGCAAGATCAATCGTTTCGCCTACTGTGGTTGTATCAGTAGTGATTGCTTGAGGTTTTAGAGCTTGTTTGCTCTCAACACAATTATATAAATTTTGCATATTATTTACCTTTTATTTTTAGACCCCCTCAATTAAGAAGAAACCTTTAGAATTTTGATAGCTTGGAAATGTTGAACACCTCCACCAACGCGTTTAGTAGTGTAATACTTGATAAACGGTTTGTTAGTGAATGGATCGCGCAAGATTCTTAAACCTTGACGGTCAACAATCTTATAACCTCTGCGGAAGTCACCAAACGCAACTGCTAAGTTGTTTGTTCCAATTGCAGGCATATCAACAGCGATTGTTACAGCATAACCCAATAGGCTTGCCGCGATACCGCCTTGATTGTCAGGTTGCCATAGATATTGATTCTCACCGTCTTTAAGTTTTCTTAAAGCAGAACGAGTTTCTTTATTCATTACCCATCTTGCATTTGTTTTAAATGAATCGAGCAATGAATCAGTTACACTAATAAGATCATCAAATGCAATTACTCCGGAACCGGCTGTAGTAACTTGTTGAAGCTTGTTAAACGTTGATCCGCTGTTATAAGAAAGAAAACCTTTTGGCTTCTTACTTCCATCACCAGAAACAAATGCAGAACCTTCTAGTCTTGCAAATTTGCTAACAAGTTTTCCTTGTAACCATCCCTCAATATCAATAAATGAATCGTCAATCAAGTTTTGAGTAGCTTCAGGACTTGCATACATTTCACAAACTGGAATGCGCAATTCATTAAGGCTAGGACTTGAAGTTTTAGGGCGAGAAGCAGTTTCGCCAACCCATCCAGCGCCTACATCTGATTCATCATAGTAATCAACATATTCGTTTGTTCCGATTGTGATTGTTTCAGCAATCTGACGAATTGGAGAATCTTCTTTAACATCTTGATTGATTCTGTTTGAGAAGTCAGGACGAACAACAAATCCACCATCAGCATCATTTCCGCTAAAGTTAAATTTTTGATTGATTCCTTTAGTCAATTCTAAGAACTCAGAATGTTCATCATGTGACATGGAAGAAACACCTTTTTTAAAATACTTAGAATAAAGCTCTTTTGCTTTTAAAAGTTTTTCTTCGTCTTGTTTAGCACTGAATCCAGATCCTTGCTTTAGTTTAGCAATTTCTTTTTCATAAGTTGCCTCAAGTTCATCAAGCTTAGAGCTAAGTGTATCAACTTGACCTTTTACAAGAGGGTCAACGTGATTCTTTACTTGCTCAAGTGTGATCGCTTCGTCATTGATTTTCTTGAATGATTCATGAACAGATTTAATCTGATCTTTTACTTCTCTTAAAACTGCGTTTTCTTCGCTCATTTTATTTTCCTATATTAATTATTAGTTTGTCCAATTCTGATTTAATGGAAGTTAATTCGATCTCAGCATCACGCTTGATTTCAGATTCGTAAAGTTTGCCATGAAGAATATCCATTGCGTCTTTACGTGAAAAGCCTGCATCACGCAAAAGGCTTTCAACTGTTCTTATTACTTCTATTTTATCTGTTTTGGATTTTATTTCAGAAATTCTTGCTAATGTATTGGCCGGCATGGTGACAATAGATGTTTCAACAAGCTCTAATTCCTCTAATAAAAGAGATTTGCTGTCTTTGTCATATGATTCTTTAATTGTGTAGTAACCTATAGACAATCCATTGATTGCACCCATTTTAATTAAATCAATTGCCTCTTTGCCCTTTTGGACAACTTGAGATATTTGACCCTCTAAAAATAAACCTTTGGAATCTATGTTATAAGTTTTCCATGCTCCTATTGGCTCTTTCATATTGTGTTGCCACAACATCTTGACAGATTCAATTCCTTTTTTAGCTAAGTTTTTAAATGCTCTAGGCTGAACAATGTCTCCATAAGAATCTTTATTGCCGAAAACAGAGCCGTAACCTTTTATAGTTCCGGTTGATTCATCAAATTCTTTTACCTCAAAGCTTTTAAATTTAAGACCTGTCATTTAATACAAGAAAAACCAAAAATTATTGACTTGCAAACTTAGCATGATTATATACTGTTAATTAATCAGAAATATGAAAA